ATTTTCAAGTTGGTGCTTTATCCACCTGGTCACAATTATCACTTGGACACAGAACATCTCTTGCTCTAAAGACTGATGGAACTGTTTGGGCTTGGGGTTATAACGGAAGTGGTATGTTGGGACTTAATAACATAACATCTTATTCTTCTCCTGTGCAAGTTGGTGCTCTGACGAATTGGATTAATATATCTGCTGGTCAATATAGTGCCACAGTATTACACAAATAATTTATTAGAATAAAAAATGAATCTTTACATACAAGTTGACGAAAACGGAAACACAGCAAATCATCCTGCGTTTGAAGATAATCTTCTTCAAGCTTTTGGTTCTATTCCATCAAATTGGGAACCTTTTATTAGGGTTCAACAACCAACACCCAACACATATCAAATATTAGAAAATACAACATCAACATATCAAAAGATAAATGGAACATGGACTGATGTGTGGCAATTACGTGACATGACTGATATAGAGAAAGCAACAAAACAACAAGCAGTAAAAGATGCTTGGTCTTCTAATCCGAATGCTAATAACTTCACTGCATGGACTTTTGATGAAACAACATGTTCATATATGCCGCCAGTATCACTTCCAACAGAAACACCACCAACAGGACAAACTTATCGTTGGCAAGGAAGTACAAATAGTTGGCAATTAGCTCCAGTCATGCCCACAGATGGTAAAATGTATACATGGAATTTTACTACTTGGGTTTGGGATGAAGTTACATCTTAAACAACAATTCTCCTGTTGAATAAATAGGTTATCATAGGAGATTTTCGCATGGCCGCACCAATTTTAACTAGACAAGACTTTACAAATTATTGTCTCCGTAGATTAGGAGCGCCAGTCATTGACATCAACGTGGATGAAGACCAAGTATCCGACCGTATTGATGATGCAATACAATACTGGCAAGACTATCATTTTGATGGCGCACAAAAATTCTATTGGATTCATTACATTACAGAAACTGATATTTCTCATCAGTATTTGGATGCCTCACAGGCTACAGACCAAGATGGAAATAACGTAAATATCCTTGGCATTACACGTATTTTTCCGTTGACGGACTCTCAGGCAACCATCAATATGTTTGACTTGAGATACCAACTACGTTTGAATGAACTGTATGACTTCACCTCTGCATCCTATATCAACTACACATTAACTCAACAACACTTACGTTCTTTGGAACTCCAGTTCACTGGTGAAGTTCCTATTCGTTGGGTACGTAATATGCAAAGACTTTACATTGATTGGGCTTGGGGTGATGGTTTTGAGATTAGTGCCGGCCAAGTTGTAGTTGCGGAGTGTTATGGTGCAATTGATCCAGACACATATCCAAATGTTTGGAATGACCGTTGGTTGAAGCAATACGCCACAGCTTTGATAAAGAAAAATTGGGGAGAAAATATGGCCAAATTTGGTGGTTTACAACTACCAGGTGGCGTAACATTAAATGGCAAAGAAACATATGATGCGGCAGTAGAAGAAATAAGAATGCTAGAACAAGAAATGATTACAAATTATTCTGGCCCACTAGAGTGGTTCTTGAACTAAATGGCAACAAGTAATTATTTTAATCTCTATGGTTCTAGACCAGACCAGAAAATCATTGAAGATTTGATTGTGGAATCCATAAAAATTATGGGATTTTCCGCATATTATCTGCCAAATAACAATGATGCGGCTCGTGACCTTCTTTATGGTGAAGATCCTGTCAAGTTTTTCAAGACAGCGTTCCCACTAGAAATGTACCTCTCTAATGCCACAGAATACAATGGTGATAGAGAGATGTTCACTAAGTTTGGTTTAGAAATTCGTAACCAAGTTTCAGTCATTGTATCTAAAAGAACGTTTAGCCAAAGAGTACCGCAGAATACATTTCAAAGACCACGTGAAGGTGACTTGATTTATATTCCTATTCTTAATGGAACTGGTGAATTGTATGAAATCAAATTCACAAACCAAACAAAAGATTTCTTCCAATTGGGTAGAAAACTGCCATACTTCTATGAATTGGAACTAGAGAAATTCAAATACTCACAAGAAGTTATTTCTACTGGTATTGCAGACATTGATGGTATTGTTACTGATTCTGGTTATACGTTGCATTTGATTACAGGTACCGGTTCAGGAACCTACAATTTACAAGAAATTGCATTTCAATCACCAGACAATACATATGCAAATGCTTATGCCTATGGTACTGTGCAGTCTTGGATTCCATCTACAAACACACTATCAATGTCTAACATCTACGGAACATTCACTGATGGTAACGCAGTAATTGGTAAATCGAGTGGTGCAAGCTATGTTGTTGGTACATATGATCCATTAGAAACTCCTGCAATCAAAGAACCATACGATAACAGTTTGACTGAGGCTGCGGCTTCTGCTATCATAGTTACAACTGAAACTAATCCAATAGGTGGTCTATAATGTCCAATACCACTTATAACAGAATGATTCGTAAGTTGACGGTTGCTTTTGGCAATCTATTTGATAACATTACGTTGGTTCGTTATAATCCAGATGAGTCGGAACAAGAAAGATTTATTGTTCCATTGGATTATGCAACAAAAGAATTGTATGTGATGCGTTTGCAAGGTGATCCAAACCTTGATAAGAAGATTCAAATGGCTTTGCCACGTATGTCTTATGAGATGAATGGCATTTCATACGATGCATCACGTAAGCAAATAACAAATATGCAGAACTTTGCATATACGGGTTCTCAATACATTTCACAATACAATCCAGTTCCATATAACTTTGATTTCAGTCTTTATCTTTATGTGCGTAACATTGAAGATGGTAATCAAATCATAGAACATATTCTACCATACTTTGCACCAGATTATACAATCAAAGTCAACATGATTCCTGAAATGGGAATTGTAAAAGAAGTACCTATCATCCTAAATAGTACAAGCTATGAAGTAAACTATGAAGGTGACAGAGACTCAGATACTAGAATGGTTATTTGGACTCTAAACTTTACAGTCAAAGGTTTTATCTTTGGTGCTATCAATGATAACGTTGGACTAATTGAAACATCTATTACAAATATATACAATAATAAAGTAACAGCAAACAATGTTTTGTTTGAGATGGCTGAAGTCGGTACAGGAAGTTATAAAATTGGTGAAATTGCATATCAAGGACCATCAGCGTCTTTTGCAACTGCAACCGGTCAAGTAGTTTCATATCAGAATTACAATTTAGTTTTAACTAACTTAACAGGTAATTTTGTGTCAAACCAAAACATTGTTGGACAAACTTCTGAAGCAACTAGAAAGTTTTTGAACTACAAAGTTGTACCAATTGAACTTGCCAAGATTGTTGTTTCTCCAGTTTATGGAGATGTGTTTGAAGATTTGTCATCAGAGACTGGTTCAGATGATTTAAGAAGTGATGTTGGCGTGGAAGATATGTTAACTGAAACGGCCAACTCTGGACCATTCACAATCAATACTGTTATAACGGAATATCCAAATATATAAAAGGTTAAAAAATGTCAAAGACGCTACAATTTAGAAGATATACAACAAGCAACCTTGCTAGTATTACTGGTGCCTCAGGTGAATTGATTGTTGATACCACGTTAAACCAAATCACAGTACACGATGGTAGTACAGCAGGTGGTTGGTATGCAGCCAACGCAATTACCTTACAAACAGTTTGGAATACCGCTAATGCGGCAGCTAATGCGGCTGGTTCAGATTTAGCAAATACAGGTGGTACACTAACAGGTAACTTGTTGATTACTGGCACCGCAAACGTTAGGGGTAATCTTTATTCTACTACAATCACAACAGCAACAGGTTCTGGTGGTAATCTAACTATTGATCCAGATGGTTATGGTGATGTTATATTTACACCTTATACTGAATTATTTGTACAATCTTCAAATACATCAGTCAATACAACAACTGGTGCAATAGTTGTTTCTGGTGGTGTTGGAGTTGCAGGTAATGTATTTGTTGGTGGTTTAATAGAAACATCAGGTAGTGGTATTGGTTATTCAACAGGCGCTGGTGGTACTGTAACACAAGCAACAAGTAGAACTACTGGTGTCACATTAAACAAACCATCAGGCCAAATTACATTGTTCTCACAAGCATTGGCTGCAGGTGCTGCAAATACTTTTGTATTAACAAATTCCACAATTGCTGCAAATGATTTTATAATGTTGAATCACTTTAGTGGCGGAACATTAGGTAATTATGTTTTTGCTGCCAATACAAGTGCAGGTCAAGCAAACGTTACTGTTCGTAGTATCACAACAGTTACAGCTGAAGCACCAGTGATTCAATATGTAATCATCAAAGGCGCAACAAGTTAATTAAACTACGTTAAACTATGAATACATTTGATAAAAATATGGAACAAATCTTTGACGTAGCCACAAAAGTGGAGACTCCACCTGTGACTAAAAAAGAAACTTTGCCTATTAAAGTTGGTGAACAAGAACTTGAAGAAGATTTGGTTGATGCGTATGAACAGACAAAAACCAATCTTCAGGACTTAATAGACCAAGGCAAAAGTGCAATGGATGAGATACTGGAGATTGCAAAAGCAGGCCAACATCCTCGTGCATTTGAAGTTTATGGTACTTTACTAAAGAATGTGGTAGATGCCAACAAAGAACTTCTTGCAGTACAAAAACAAATGCGAGACATGGATAAGAAATCTGTACCATCAGGTTCTACAACTATTGATAAAGCTATTTTTGTTGGATCAACTTCAGAACTAAGCAAGTTCATCAAAAGTAACAAAGAATGATAGATTCAAAAGACAGTTACCGTGACAATCCACTGCTTAAAAAAGCAGGTGTACAAATCAAATACTCACAGGAACAAGTTGAGGAGTTTTTGAAATGTGCAAAAGATCCGGTTTACTTTGCACAACACTACATCAAAATTGTTAACGTTGACCGTGGCTTGATGCCTTTTGAGATGTGGGACTTTCAAAAAGAAATGATTAAATTGTTCCACGAGAATCGTTTTGTTATAACTAAATGTCCTCGTCAAGTTGGTAAAACAACCACTTCTGTGGCATATCTTCTTTGGTTAACCTTATTCTCAGATTCACAAAATATTGCCGTATTGGCCAACAAAGGTTCACTTGCGAGAGATATTTTAGCCAAATACCAACTGGCATATGAGAATCTTCCAATGTGGTTGCAACAAGGAATCATTACCTGGAATAAAGGTAACGTAGAACTAGAGAATGGTTCTAAGATTATGGCCGCATCAACCTCATCATCCGCAGTTCGTGGAGGATCATTTAACTGTGTATTCTTAGATGAGTTTGCGTTCGTACCTGCAAACATTGCCGAGGAGTTCTTTAACTCTGTTTATCCTGTTATTTCCTCTGGTAAATCTACAAAGATTATTATCGTTTCTACTCCTAATGGCATGAATATGTTCTATAAGTTATGGATGGACGCCATTGGTAACAAGAACGGATACAAACCATTCGAGATTCATTGGTCTATGGTACCAGGCCGTGATGAGGCATGGAAGTATGAAACAATACGTAACACTTCAGAAGAACAATTCAGACAAGAGTTTGAATGTGAATTCTTAGGTTCTACAAATACATTGATTTCAGGTCAAAAATTACAACAATTGGTTTACAATGACCCCGTTTATGTGCATGATAAGGTCAAAATTTATCAACAACCTATCAAAGAGATTGATGGTGAAAACACAACAGACCACTTGTATGCTATCACAGTTGACGTTTCGGAAGGTAAGAACATGGACAGTTCAGCCTTCTCAGTCTTTGATATATCTCAAATGCCATACAAACAAGTGGCATCTTACCATAGTTCATCGATTAGTCCAGTATTGTTCCCAACTGTAATCTATAATGCAGCCAGATTGTATAATAATGCATATGTTTTGGTGGAAATCAACAATACTCCACAGGTGGCAGATACTTTACACTATGAATTAGAGTATGAAAACCTATGGAAAGTGTTCACTGGTAACAAGAAACCACAACAACTGTCGGCCGGTTTTGCACGTGGTGTACAAATGGGACTGAAAATGTCACCTCAAGTCAAAAGGATTGGTTGTTCCAATCTTAAAATGTTGATTGAAGGTGATAAGTTAATTACAAACGATTTTGATACCATATCAGAATTGACCACCTTTGTTGCTCAAAAGAATACTTTTATGGCAGAAGAAGGTGCAAATGATGACTTAGTGATGACTTTAGTTATTTTTGCATGGGCAACTACACAAAAATACTTCAAAGAGATTGTTAGCCATGATATACGTAAGCAATTACAACTTGAAGAAATGAATCAGGTCGATGAAGACTCATTGCCTGCACCAATTATAGAAAATGGAATGACCACAAATCTTGAGTTGATGGATGGTGATTTGTGGGATGCAACACCTGGCGGTGATACATATGGTTCTTTTATGCGAGACATGATGAGGAACTTGTAAAAGTCATAGTTCATAAATAATCATTATGGTATTCAACTGCCAAGAAACACATAATATTTTAAGGAGAAAAAAATGGCAATTCAACTATCTCCAGGCGTAGCGGTATCAGAAGTAGACTTAACAACAGTCGTACCTTCTGTTCTAACTACCGCCGGTGCAATCGCTGGACCATTCCAATGGGGTCCAGTTAACAAGATTATTACAATTACCACAGAAACAGATTTGGTAAACAGATTTGGCCAACCAAATAACGATGCGAACACTTACCAAACGTTCTTCACAGCAGCGTCTTTCTTGGCATATGGAAATAATTTACAAGTAGTTCGTGCAGCTAACAACGGCACATATAATGCAACAGCAAATAGTAATGCAACTATCCAAATTCAAAATAAAGATGTATTCCAAGCATCATATTTGAACCAAAATAATGCAAACGTTGCTGGTCCATTCGTTGCTCGTTATCCAGGAACATTAGGAAATTCTCTTTCTGTTTCTGTTTGCGGTAATACTGCTCTATTCTCTACATGGGCATATAAGAGTTTATTCCCATCAGCACCAGGAACATCTGCATACGCAGCTTCTGTTAATGGCGCAAACGATGAATTGCACATTGTAGTTATTGACACTAAAGGTTTGTTCACTGGTACTGCAAATACAGTATTGGAAACATATTCATTTGTATCTAAGGCATTTGACGCAATTGATCCACTAGGTAATTCTAATTACTACAAGAATCAGATTTTCAATAACTCTGCATATGTTTATGCTATTGATCCTGTTGAGTATAGTACAACTGCTGCAACATGGGGTTCTTATGCAGCTAACACAACATTTGCAAATCCAGTAAATAATGACACAGTACAATTGATTGGTGGTACATATCAATCAACTATTGATGCGGATATGGAAAATGCATATCAATTGTTTACTAATAAACTAACATCACAAATTAACTTAGTGATGGCAGGTAGTGCAAGTACAGTTGTTCAGCAATATATTATTGATAATATTGCAATTGCTCGTGCTGATTGTGTTGCATTTGTTTCTCCACCAAGTTCTGCGGTTGTTAATCAAGCAGGTTCTGAAGTTACAAACATCACAACATGGAATACCACACTAGCACGTAGCACATCATATGCTTTTGCTGATTCTGGTTGGAAATATTTGTATGACAAGTATAATAATGCATATCGTTGGGTTCCATTGAACGGCGATATGGCTGGACTATGCGTTTATACTGATGATGTTCGTGATCCATGGTGGTCTCCTGCTGGTTTCAATCGTGGTCAAATCAAGAATGTTATCAAATTGGCATGGAATCCTTCACAAACATACAGAGACCAATTGTATTCTCTTGGTATTAATCCTGTTGTTTCATTCCCAGGTCAAGGAACATTGTTGTACGGTGACAAGACATTGCAATCTAAACCATCTGCATTTGACAGAATCAATGTACGTAGATTGTTCATTGTTCTAGAAACTGCAATTGCTAAGGCTGCACAATATTCATTGTTTGAATTCAATGACTCATTCACACAAGCACAATTTGTTGCTTTAGTAACTCCATTCTTACGTCAAGTTCAAGGACGCCGTGGTATTACAGCATTCCAAGTTGTATGTGATTCAACAAACAATACTCCTGCTGTAGTTAATGCTAACCAATTTGTTGGTTCTATCTTTATTCAACCTGCTCGTTCAATTAACTACATTCAGTTGAACTTTGTTGCTGTTGGTACAGGTGTCAGCTTCTCAACAGTTGTTGGTAGCGTGTAATAAATAAAACAAAGACATAGGAGAACAAAATGGCATTTAATGTAACAGAGTTTATTGGTAACCTAACAGGTGACGGCGCCCGCCCAAACCTGTTTGCAGTTACTTTGATTTTCCCACAGTTACCTGGAATCACTGATTCCAGTGCCGCAAGCCAAAAAGTAACATTTATGGCTAAAGCAACACAGTTGCCTGGTTCAACAATTGGTACTGTAACACAGAATTACTTTGGTCGCCAACTAAAGTTTGCTGGTAACAGAACATTTGCTGACTGGTCACTTACAATTATTAACGATGAAGACTTCTTTGTTCGTGCTGCATTAGAAGAATGGATGAATGCCATTAATTCTCATGTGGGTAACGTAAGAAATGTTGGTGCTGTTTCTGCAACACAATATCAAGTGGATGCAAAAGTTGACCAATATAGCAAAGACGGACAATCCGTTCTTAAATCATACAGCATCATTGGTATGTTCCCAGTTGACTTAGCACCAATCGATTTAGATTGGGGCAATAACGACACTATCGAAGAATTTGGTGCAACATTTGCTTACCAATTCTGGGAATCAGATACTACGGATTCTGTTACAACAGCCTTCTTATCTCAGTAAGGTTTATTTTGGTGAAGGGGCTTCGGCCCCTTTTTATGCGTTTTTGAATTGACAACTGGAAAAATATGGCAAACAAATTTTCTTTATTTGGCTTTACCATCTCTCGTGGTGAAGACCAACAAGACACACAACAATCGTTTAGCCCACCGGCAAATGATGATGGTGCGTTAACGATTACTTCTGCCGCTTATTATGGTACATATGTAGACCTAGACGGAACTGCAAAGAATGAGGTAGAATTAATATCTCGTTATCGTGAAATGGCAATGCAACCAGAAATTGAATCTGCCATTGACGATATTGTGAATGAAGCAATCTGCCAAGACGATGACGGCAAGATTCTACAAATTATTCTGGATGACTTAGAACAACCAGACAAGATTAAAAAAGCAATCAAAGC